AACTGTTATACCCGATTATGACCCTAACAATAAAGGCAGACCTCCCGTAATTGCCGATCCTAGAATCTATAATGAAATAGTTGATGCTGTTCAAAATGGTAATTTTTTAAGTGTGGCCGCGCAATTAGCCGGAGTAAGTTATGATGCCGTTGTGGATTGTCTTGACCGTGGGAAGAAAGGCGAGAATCAGTTATATTATAAATTTTGGTTAGACGTTAGAAAAGCCGAAGCTTTGGCTGAGAGCAATTTAGTACAAGATATTCAAGCGCAGACAAGTCTGGATTGGCGAGCCGCATTAGAACTCTTACATCGGCGTTTCCCACAATGGGCGAAACATGATACCACTACGGTTAAACACGAGCATTCCGGAGCCGTTACGGCAAAACGAGAATTTTCAATTTTACTTACCGAGAACCCCGTATTGCGACAACAAGCCCGAGACTTGTTAAAACATATGGGCGGCACCACTATTGAGGCCATTCCTGAATAGTCAGATTTTACGACTTAGCACTAACTTTTTAATTTAACTCGTCTAATATAACGATATTTATGACAGACACCGATTTGTTGGATAGTCAAATCCAAGATGTCCTGACTAGAGAGAATCTAGCCTACAGTTTGCCGGGCGCTTGGGCTAATTATTGCAGTCAGGGAGCGTGGAAATATTACAAACATCATGAGATAATGGAAGACGGGTTGATGAAAATTTTTAATCGTCAAATCAGATTCTTGATCGTTAACTGCCCAGCGCAGGTAGGAAAATCGGATTTGTGTTCTAAGGCTTTCCCTTCATGGTATGCAGGCCGCAGACCCAACGAACGTCTTGGATTGGTTAGTTATGAAGCCGATTTTGCTGAAAGTTGGGGGCGCAAATCATTGGATTGGTTAGAAACTTATGGACCGTCAATTTTTAACGTCACGATAAATCCAGACAAGCGTTCTGGTAAACATTGGGAAACTTTAAATATAAAATCAAAAACATCGGCTGGGGGTGGGATGAAAACAGCCGGTATAGGTGGGCAAATAACCGGCAATGCCTATGAAGGTTTTATTATTGAAGACCCCGTAAAAAATCCTAAAGAGGCCCAATCTAAAACTAAAGTTAAAGAAATTATTGATTTTATGCAGGGGGCGGTATGGCCTAGAATACGTCCTAATACGTGGGTAATTCTTGTCATGACTCGCTGGGGCACGGATGATCTAACCGCGTGGGTTATACAACAACTTAATAAAATTAATGAACCTTATGAACACATTGTTATCCCAGGGATTGCGGATTTGGAAGACGACCCATTAGGTCGATCAATTGGTGATCCCTTATGGCCTGAAGAACGAAGTTTAAAATTTTGGGAAGACCAAAAACAAATCATGGGAACATATTGGTTCGCGTCTATTATCCAACAAAGACCAACTAAGAAAGGCGGTAATATAATCAAGACTTCGTGGTTCAGACGGTTCACGGAGCGTCCGGCTAGAACTGAGGCAGAAATGATCGTTCTTAGCGTCGATGCCGCGCAAAAGGCTGAGGAAATTCATGACTACACCGTGATCGGTATTTGGTATGTCGTTGAGGGTACGAAATATTATCTAATAGACATGATTAGAGACCGCTTTGAACATCCGGATTTACTAAATATTGTCATGGATTTAGGCGATCTTTGGAAGCCTCATTTAATCCTCGTTGAGAATAAAGGTGCCGGTACGTCATTATTGCAGCATTTGGATAAAGAAACCAGCTATGGTACTTTAGCAATCGACCCCAGATCAGATAAAGAAATGCGTATGATCACTGAATCAGCCGTGATTAAATCCGGACACGTCTATATCCCCTTAGAGGGTACACAACCTTGGGTGTTTGATTTCGAGCAGGAAATGGCGGCTTTTCCAGCCGCTACGTATGACGATATTGTAGACATGGTGAGTCAATTCTTGTTTTGGGCCAGAGAAAAACGTGTCACAATTGAGTTGTGGTAGGACCAAGACGTTTAGTTTTCATACTATGTCCCCCATAGCCTTCACACTTTTACAACGTGCAAATTCTTTGTTACATACCACTGCGGCACGATTAAATTGGGCGATTAAATGCACAAACCAAACCATACCAAATATATAAACTGCCAAGATGATGTAAAGTTTGGCATAAACCAGTACCGCCACATTGACAATTCCAATGAAGTTGTAAAAAATACGTGAATATAGAATTGGTTGAATGTCTTTCGGAACCTCTATATTTTTTAAATCCTCGAAAGTGAGTTTGGTCATACTTTTCAACACGTCAATATGTTGACGGATTACCACAAATGATAAATACATATGCAACAAACCCAATACTGTCAGAATCAGATTTAAGCAATACCAAATCGTACCTAACGTAATTATAGCTGAATTAGTAGTGTAAAGGCCAAAACCGAGAATAATGGGTGGGGCAAAAATATCAAATATAACAAGTATGTTTCGCAACAATTTTATATACATCGTGTATTCCTCATTGGCTTTCGGGGTAAAAATATGTATAATAACTGAATCAATATAAATTATTAACTTAATAGAGTCAATTAATGTTTGAATCCATAAAGAATATCTTTAAAGCCAAGACTCCACAAGGACTTCCTACCCCATTAAGCGATGGGGTATCTTTTTTAAGTGGGAGCAAACCCCCGGTTATGGGCACTACTGAACTTTTGCGAGTGTATTCAAAGTCCCCACGGCTTAGATCAATACTTAACAAGATTGCCGTGGCTGTGGCCAAAACATCGTGGAGACTCTTCGTTGCAGTGGATTCTAAAGGCAAATACGTAGGGCTGTCAAAGCCTAAGAAGTTTTTAGATTTTCAGAGCCGTGAAAAATTACTTAACGATCTCTTAATTAATGAGGCTTTAGTTGAAATTGACCAACACCCTCTTCTGGATGTTTTAAGTGACGGCAACTCTGACCTGTTGGGGTACACCAACTTACAGGTTACACAGACCCATATTGATTTGTGTGGAGAGGGTTTTTGGCTAAAAGAACGCAATGTGTTGGGAGTGCCAGTTGAGTTGTGGCCTTTACCCCCTGATTGGATTAAGGATCTGCCCACCAAGAGTTCTCCTTATTTCAAAATAATGCCTTTGAATGTGCGAAGTAATTACGTTGAAATACCCGCTACTGAAATTATTTTCTTCAAAGATCCCGATCCCGCCGATCCTTACGGTAGAGGTTCGGGGTTATCCAAAAGTTTAGGTGACGAGATTGAAATTGACGAATACAGCGCGGGTTATCTGAAAAGCTTCTTTTATAACAGAGCCCGTCCGGATATTATTATATCCGGTGATGGTCTGCGAAAAGAAGACACGCTTAGATTGGAGCAAAAATGGTTGGAGAAGCAACAGGGCTTTTGGAACCGCTTCAAACCGATGTTTTTGTCGCAAAAAGTCGATGTAAAAACGATTAGTCAAGACCTACAATCTATGCAGATCACGGCCTTACGCAAAGACGAGCGGGATGCCTTTATTAGCATTGTTGGTGCGCCCCCGGAATTGTTTGGCGTATTGTCTGCATCAAATCGCAGCACTATTGGCGCGGCTGAATACCTTTGGGCGAAAGGAATCATACAACCTAGAATGGAAATGTTGCGAGTCCACTTACAAAAACGTCTCGTACCTGATTTTGATGATCGCTTAATTCTGCATTATCACACGCCGATTCCAAGTGATGAGGAAGCCGAATTTAAAGTTATGGAGAAGTTTCCTTATGCGTTCAGTTTAGACGAACTCCGGAATAAAGCCTTGTTTAAAAATAAAGCAGACGGTCAAGGTAAACTTCATCCAGTTCCAGCTAATATTGAACTTATGGATTTAAACAATCCCGTACATGTTAAGGGTGCTACTGGTCAGGACAACAGTGATCTAGATGAAAAAGACCTAGACAATATCAGAGAAAAACTTTACACTGAACTAAGTGAAAAATTACTACCTGTATTAATTAAAAAATTGCACAGACCGAGGATAGCTTGAATTATTTCTTAACAAATAATATGTATTAAGTAATGTTTTGTTTAAACAAAATTAAGAGATGATCAGTGATGTTTGTAACTTCTTTAGCCATTACTGTTTATATTGCCTGCGCGAAGCCTCAATATGTACGTGTTGAAAAAGACAACAGGGAAGTGTGGTTGCGGGTTGTTAATTTGCAAGATTCCAATACACCCTACGCTCCACTTAAATTTAAGGTAGAGGGTAGTAAAGAGGATGTAGATTTTCACAATGCCGTATTGGAGGAACTGGTTAAAAACAATCAAAACGTCAATATTTACATCAATAAAGACCAGTGCTATAAAATTTAGTGTTGTGAAGTTAGTATTTACAATAGATACCGAGTGGGTTACGTTTATCGTAATTTATATCATACTTGGTTTGGGCAGTGCGGGGTTTTTACTGTATCAAATCTTTAAATTTCTTTTAAAAGGTGTGTTTTAATATGACTACTAACGCATTTCATGACTTAGAACAAGTGTTAAAAAGATGTCGGGACAGTTTTGCCATAAAAATTGACGCCATTGGTAAAGATTTGTCCAATACATTAAAGCGCGGCAACAAACTTTTAATTTGTGGGAACGGCGGTAGTGCTGCCCAAGCTCAACATTTTTCCGCTGAATTGCTTAATCAATATTGCCGCCCCAGACATGGCTTGGCGGCAATTGCACTAACTACGGATACTTCAACAATTACCGCGATTGGCAATGACTATCACTTCGATAGTATCTTCAGTAAACCTTTTCTAGCTTTGGTTAGACCAGATGATGTATTGATCTGTATTACTACCAGTGGTAATAGTGGTAATATACTTAAAGTAATCAAGTGTGCCAACGATTATGGTAATAAGGTTATTTTGCTAACCGGAAATGGGGGCAATGCTGAAACTGAGGGTGGAGATGCAGCAGCTTTAGTTAGTCCATCGAGGGCATTCGTTGTTCCTAGTCAATCCACACCACGAATTCAGGAAGTCCATAACGTCATTATTCACGGCCTTTGTGAAGCAATTGATCGCGACTATTTTGGTGTTGTAGACCCATAGGGATCTCTGGCTCTATACCTTTGGATGGCAATCAAGTTTGTGTAGCACAAGTTAAATTGCACATGTAAATTTTACCTATAAAAATCTAGTAAATTACTACTTCCAATTCTGAGCCTGATCTCTTCTAACATATCTTTACTTTGTAATTGTAAATGATCATTTTTTAACACGTCCCAACACAATTGATTGATGTCATATAACAGCCCAAAAGCGGTGTCGGCTTCAAGAATTCGTTGAGCCTTAAATTCGTCGTCGTCAGTATTTATTTCAAACGTTACTTTCATAATTAATTCCTCGCTCATGACCTGTTTATATTAAAAATCTCGGTACAAAATCACCCTGACTACAGCCCACTACTGGAATCATGTTATCACCTACTTGATCAATCTTGCCCTCATATAGATTAATAATGGTTTTATACCAAATTTTAACCCAAAGTTTAGAATTACCTGACTTAATTTTCGCAGGATCAATTAAAATGTGATAACCCCCTTTGGTTTCCAACACCTTACAGGCATCCTTAAAAATGTCGGAGATGACAAATCCAGAATTTATATCATCGATCCAATCTCTAATGTGTTGCAGTAATTTAGGCAATTTGTCGTCAAATACTGCCTTATCGTCAATATCAAAGTCTACCCAACACGTCCTTGATTTGGCCTTCTGAATTTGGCTCATCACTTCTTGATGTACGTTCCAACCTTGATAGGGGTTACTAATTAAATCAGCAAGTTTTTTTAAAGAACCACGAGCAGCTAAAGTTTGACTTCTTGGATTCACTGTAATGTATAGCGCCAGAGATTCCTGCGGAGCCACGACATCTTTTAATTTATAACTTCCAACTGGACATTCAAGCTGTCTGATTTTATCCAATAATCTGGACTTATCAGACGTGAATCGTTTGAGTTGAGTTTTATCGGTTTTACTATGTTTCAATTCGGGGGAATATTTTTTTCTCGCGAATAATGCCAAATAGTAAATTTCATCGGGTTCAAGTTCGGGAAGCCAGTCGATGAAATCACGCAGGGCTTGTTCATTTTGGACAATTTTATAGGTGTTCATTTACTTTCCTCAGTAAAAATCTTGGCCCGACAGGTTTGTATCCAAGCCAAAATCTTGGCCCGACAGGTTTGTATCCAAGCCAAAATCTTGGCCCGACAGGTTTGTATCCAAGCCAAAATCTTGGGTAGTATTTTTACAACAGTTGTATTTAAACCACATTGTTTTATATCAAACTATTTACTATTAAATAGTTTTAGTTAAACCTTTTTATTGTCAACCATTAAGACCCCATGTATGTAGTTTTTAACTTTGACCTGATTATAATCAGTTTCAGCCAATTCAATTCCTTTTTTAACTCTGGTGTATTTAATCTTTAGCTGATCAAGTTTTTTACAGATCACGGACAGGCTTAATTTATTATCAATTTTTACAATCATTAGACCCCTTAGAAACTAAAATCATGATATTTTTCTCTATGTCCTAAATATAGGGCATATCCATGTTTGCACAAATTAAAACGATTTGTTTTTGTATTTTTTTCAATTTCTACCCAATAGTAAGAATATTTTTTAAAACAACTTTTAAAGATAAATATTTTACCCCTTGGATTGCGGGAAAAGGTATATTGTTGAATTTCACTTATCCCATTATTGTCTATCCGTGTCGCTACGTCCTCTTGAATTTCTACAATACAAACGTTGCCCTTAAAAAATTTATTAATCACTGTTCCTGGAATTCGATCAGTCCATGCTAAAATTGTCGCTGGAGTTCCTATTTGTACGGCATCAAAACAACACAATTGTGTGTTGTTCGTATATTGATTGATTATACTGCCAGTTTTTAAGGTTTGCATCATTTAAGATATTCTCTACTAATAGGCTGAATATTTACATTAAAAAC